TTGGAACGAGATTGACGCGATGATCGCGGCTTGTAATCGGTTGAAACCAAAGTTCAAAGTATCTTATGGGGTCATCCGACATACCAAATCCCGCTCGATCATTAAGCCGCTGTCCAAGGAAGACCGCAAGACAGGTGATGGTACGAACCCACAATGTGGGATTATCGACGAATATCACGCCCATGAGACAGACGAGATTTACAACGTTATTGATTCGGGTATGGGAGCTAGACAACAACCCCTGCTTATGGTAATTACCACTGCGGGGTCTAACTTGAACAGCCCTTGTTACCGAATTGAATATGATTTCGTCACAAAACTGCTCGATCCAGACAATACGGCTGTTGAGCTCGAAACGTACTTTGCCATGGTCAACGAACTAGACAAGGACGAAGAGGGCAACTTGATAGACGACATTACTGACGAGCGTGTATGGGCGAAGGCTAATCCAATTATTTGTTCTTACCCTGAGGGACTCGCTTCCCTCCGTGCGCGTCTGGAAGAAGCCAAGCTGAAACCAGAACTCATGGATGACTATCTCACTAAGAACATGAATGTTTGGATTAACCAAAGCGAGAAGAGCTTCATGCGGATGGAGAAATGGGCTAACTGTGGGATTACTAATTATAGTGACCCACTAGGCGCGAATATCCAGCTGAAGGGGCTTGAATGTACGGTCGGATTGGACTTGTCCAAGAAGATCGACTTGACCTCTGTAACCTTCGAGTTCTTACTGGAGAACGGGAAATACTTCTTCTTGTCTCACTCGTTTATCCCAGAGGATACTCTGGCGGCTAAGATGGCTACCGACAAGGTGCCATACGCTCGATGGGCGAGAGAGGGCTGGATCACGGTAACTCCAGGAGCCGTTGTGGATTACAGGTTCGTACAGCAATACATACTTGACGAGGTCGCTAAGAATGATTGGTCGGTGAAAGAGATTTGTTACGATGATTGGTCAGCTGGGTTAATATCCCAGGAGCTGATGGATGCTGGTTTTGAGATGGTCGAAATCAGGCAGGGTATACGGACGCTATCCGAACCCACCAAGAACTTCCGCGAGGAAGTGTACGCGGGTAATATTATTCATAATAACAACCCTGTATTAACTTGGGCTGTCGGCAATGCGGTGACAAGACAAGATCATAACGAGAACATAATGCTCGATAAGGACAAATCTACAAACCGAATCGATCCAATCGCAAGCGCTATCAACGCTCATGTAAGGGTAATGCTGAAAGAACCAGACTTTATCTACAATAACCAAGGGTTATCCTTTATCTAACAAGAAGGGAGGTTGAGAACATGGGTCGTTTTACAAACTTCCTTGAGTCTCGTGGATGGATTAATGGGGACGAAGCCGAACGAACAGGGGATGCCTGGTGGAGTAACCTGATAAGCGGTGGACCCAAAGCTGGAGTGTCTGTAAATGAAAAGTCGGCTCTCAAGATCACTACGGTGTACGCTTGTGTGCGGATTATCTCGGATACAATAGCCTCCCTACCCTTACACGTGTACACAAGGAACGACAACACTGGTGGGAAAGACCGCTCGTACAAACATCCTTTGTATAAGGTGCTACATCACCAACCAAATGATGAGATGACGGCTTATACCTACTGGGGAACGGTAGCGGGACACCTGCTGACGTGGGGGAACTCCTATTCTGAGATCGAATTTAATGGCGCGGGTGATGTAGTGGCTCTATGGCCGATTTCGCCTGACCGCGTGCGAGTCGAACGAAGGGGTGGGAAAGTACTCTACGATGTCGATTCGAACAGCAAAAGTGGTGTTACGTTACCTGCGGAGAAGGTTCTTCATATTCACGGTCTAGGCTTCGACGGTCTGACGGGGTACTCACCCATTCAGATGGCTAAAGAGGCTCTTGCATTCGCTAAGGCCACCGAGAACTACGGAGCAACATTCTTCGGCAACGGTGCCAAGCCAGGTGGCGTGCTAGAGATGGAAGGGGTACTAAAGGATGACGCGGCGCGAACACGCTTGCGGGATTCTTGGAACGACCTCCACGGCGGCTCTGAACGGTCGCACAAAGTAGCTATCTTGGAATCTGGTATGAAGTACAAACCGATCAGCTTGCCTCCGAATGACGCACAATTCCTTGACACAAGGAAATGGCAGAAAGCGGACATAGCTCAGATTTACAGGGTGCCACTCCACATGTTGAATGAGTTGTCTAATGCAACTTTCTCCAATATCGAGCACCAAGGTATCGAGTTCGTACAACATACGATCCGACCTTACCTTGTAAACATCGAACAAGAGATACAACGAAAGTTGATCTCTGATGACAACGTATTCGCTGAATGGTTGGTAGACGGTCTGTTGAGGGGCGATGCGAAGTCTCGTAACGAGGCTTTACAGATCCAGCGACAAAACGGTATTATCAATGCCAACGAATGGCGTTCCATCGAAAACATGAACCCACAAGACGGAGACCAAGGTAACGCATACCTTGTAAACTCCGCTATGATTGGGGTAGATCAGGCTCTCCTTCCAAGAGACGCCAACCCGAAAGGGGGTGATACGAATGGAGACAAAGGAACTAAGAAGCCTGACGACGGAAAAGCCGACGATGGAGAAGCGTGACGATGATGAACAATTAAGAATTGTCGGCTACGCGGTTAAATGGGGTCAACGATCTCATCCGATGTGGGGGTTTCAAGAGATATTCCAGAAAGGGGCTTTCGCCAGAGCGTTAGAGAACCCTGATGTGTATGCAGCTTGGAATCACAACGCTTCAGAAATCCTTGGTCGAACTCCAAATACTCTGGTGTTGGAGGAAGACGAAGTTGGCTTACGTTACGAAATCTTGGCGCCTACATGGGCGGCTAGATATGTCGAGACAATTGAACGTGGCGATGTCAGAGGGTCTTCTTTTATCTTCAGACCTGTACAACAGGCTTGGGACGAATCCGATCCAGATATGGCCATCCGAACAATTGTTGAAGCTGAGCTGTACGAAGTATCGCCCGTCACTAACCCAGCCTATCCACAATCCACTGCAGGGGTTAGATCGGCTGATTCAAATCCTTATGAAGAGTACAAACGGTCTATCGCTCCAGAACCTGACACAAGGGCAGCTATGGAGCTGAGACATAAGCAAAGAGAGCGCGAGCTCAAATTAATCGAGAGGGGTTAGACAATTGAAGACTATTCTTGAGATGCGCGCCAAACGCGCCGCACTATTCAAAGAAGCTAATACGCTGCACGATCTGTCCGTTTCTGAATCCCGTGATTTAACTGCTGACGAAGAAGTTCGTTACAACACAATTATGGACGACATGGACAAACTGAAAGTTAAGATCGACCGCGACGAGCGCCATGAATCGCTTAAAGCTGATCTGGAGCAACGCGAAGGTCGCCAAACTGACGCTGAAAAACGCGACAACGAGAAACAAGGCGGCAACCAAAAAGAGCTGGAATACCGTTCCGCTTTCGCTAATTTCTTGGAGAAGGGCATTGACGGCGTAACTGCTGAAGAGCGCTCTATTGTTCTTGAGAATCGTGCGTTGGCTTCTGGTACAGGTTCTGCTGGCGGTTTCACAATCCCACAGGGCTTCTACAACGACCTGATCGAGGCTCAAAAAGCTTTCGGCGGTATGCGTACAGTAGCTCGTATCTTGCCTACAGCTGGCGGTAACCCGCTTTCTATCCCAACGGTTAACACGACTGCACAAGTCGGCGCGATCTTGGCTGAGAGTGCAACTGCTGGTTCCGCTGATCCAGTATTCGCTCAACTGAGCTTGGGAGCATACAAGTATACTTCCAATATCGTACTGGTACCAATTGAGTTGATCCAGGACAGCGCCTTCAACCTTGAAGCGTACCTGCGCGTCGAGCTTGCTCGTCGTATCGCTCGTATCACAAACACTCACTTCACAGTAGGTACAGGCGCAGGCCAACCGACTGGCGTAATGACGGGTGCTGTGCTCGGTAAACAAGGTACAACTGGTCAAACAACTTCGGTTATCTATGATGACCTTATTGACTTGATCCACTCCGTAGACCCAGCGTACCGTGGCCAATCCCAGTTTATGTTCGCAGACAGCTCGCTGAAAGCGATCAAGAAACTGAAGGATTCCCAAGGTCGTCCTTTGTTCCTGCCAGGTATGGCTGTTAACGAGCCTGATACAATCAACGGCTACCGTTACACAATCAACCAAGACGTAGCGGCTATGGCTGCTTCTGCTAAGTCGATTGCATTCGGTGACTTCTCCAACTTCGTCATCCGTGACGTAATGGACGTACAACTGGTTCGCTTCGGTGAGAAATTCATGGATTCGGGTCAAATCGGATTTGTCGCTTTCAGCCGTCACGATTCCAAACTGTTGAACGCTGGTACAAACCCAGTTGCGTACTACCAAAACTCCGCTACCTAGTAGCTGGATAATAGGGTTATGGGGGGCTTCGGCTCCCCAATACTTTTGGAGGTGAGATTGTGAATACGCTCAAAGTACGAATTAATGTTAGTATCGCTTCTGATGCTTGGTCTTTCGTTCCAGGAGACAAAGTTGAGCTTGATGTAGAGCTGGCTAATGCTTGGATCGAGGCTGGACACGCCTCACCTATCAAGGGTGAGAAGGTGGACGAGACAGAACTTCCTGAAGGGGTCACGTACCTTGGATTTGGACAGTTCGATGCCGGACAAGGTCAGCGCGTAGCTGGTAAGAAGTGGGCTGTAGAAACCCGCGAATTGCTAGACAAACACGCCGCTGAACGCGCGGCTGAGGAAGCTGAACGTGCTGCTGCAGAGGAGGTTGTCGAGGATGCTGTTGAGGGTGATATCCCAGCCGACACAGGAACCGATAAGCCTCGGAGAAGCAAAAAGACATCTGAGGGCTGAGGAGTTCGATGATGACGATTTGTATATCTCCAGTCTGATTATGGTGGCTAGGGACTATGTAGAGGGCTTCCAGAATAGGTCGCTCGCTCCTAAGACCTACGAGCTGATATTAGACACCTTCCCGTGTAACCGTGGGTATAAACCTATCAGGTTGCCTAGGACACCCGTATCAAGCGTTCTCAGCGTTAAATACACACTTGCGAACGGCTCGACTACGGTGACCCATCCTCCAGCCTCTTATGTAGTGAAAGCCGATGGCGACATCGTCCCAGCCTACAATAAGCTATGGCCGTCAGATGAGTTGACCTCAGGAGATGCTGTGAAAATCCAATATACGGCGGGCTATACCGAAATTCCTGCCGCTACCAAGCAGGGCATGCTCCTGTTAATCGGTAACTGGTACGAAAATCGTGAACCTGTTGTTATGGGCAAGACCGTTGAGAAAATCCCGTTTACAGTGGATATGCTACTCTCCTTGGATCGGATGTGGTGAGATGGAGGCTGGAATACTTAGATACAAGGCTCGAATCTACTACACACCAGGCGACAGGAACGCTTATGGCGAACCGATAGCTCTCTGGGAAGCTGGTCCAAGTATGCGTTGTAACTTCCAACCGTTAATCGGGCGCGAATACTTTCAAGCAAAGGAAGCTCAGTCCCAAGTAGAGGTCAAGTTTACCTTCAGAAGGAAAGCTTCAATCTACTTCGACCCATCCTGTAGAATCCTGTTCAGAGAACAGTTCTACGATATCGTCAACATGGTTGAGATAGAGGATGGAACAGGCTGGCTTGTCTACGCTAAGAAGGTGGCGGAACCAAGTGGCTAAGTCGAAGGTTGAGATCAAAGGCATGAAAGAGTTGGAAGCTGCTTTTAAGGGCTTAACCAAAGTCCCTAACAGGGCAGTAACCAGCGGGGCAAGGAAAGTCGGCAAGCTTGTCTTGGCTTCTGCCAAGGCTAAGGCTCCAGAGGATTCAGGGCTATTAAAAGAAAGCCTGACTCTAGCCAGGAAGAAGGAACGCTCCAAAGCAGGCAAGGCGATGTATCAGGTGTATCCGTCAGAAGATCCATACTATACAGATCAATTCGCTAAGATGTCTAAGGCAGGTAAGCGCTCCTATTATCCAGCGTCTATGGAGTACGGCTTTATGCACGCGACTGCTGGGTTCATACCTGGTTATCACTACATGAAGCGGTCGATTGACGACAACAAGGAACAAATCGAACACATAATGACCGAGACCGTTGGTAAGGGTATCGAGAAGGCTTGGCAGAAGGGGTGAGTTGAATGGCTAGTTTGGAGATATCTCTGGTAGACGAGTTGTCGCCTACGGGCGGTTGGCAGTTTAACAATAAGGTGTTCCCCATGAACGCCGTTGAGCTTACCCCAGCGCCTTATATCGTGTACTCTACCAGCTTTGGTCAGGCGGACAAGACGTTGAAGGGGTTCCTCACATCGAAAAAGGTGACTTGTGAAATTAACATGATTTGCAATGACTACGCTTCGATGAGAGACATAACCTCGGAGGTGATCCCACGTCTACAATCGTTTGCACGTAGAACGATTGGTACCAGAGACCCAATCTTCGTACAGGATATAGAGTTGGATGACCCTGTAGAATTGTACGAATACGAGGTCAAGAAATACAGATGTACACTCGGCTTTACAATATATTTATAGGAGGTAATCTCATTGGCACAACGTGCGGTAGGTACTAGAATCCAAATTGGTTCTACTGGTATTGCAGAGTTGACTTCTATCGGCGGTCTTGAGTTGTCTGCGGACACAATGGATACGACGAACCTGAGCTCCAACGGCGGATACCGCGAGTTTATTGGCGGATTCAAAGATGGCGGCGAAGTATCTCTGGAAGGGTTCTTCAACCCAGGAGATGTCGGTCAATTCGCTCTGTATACAGCTTTTGAAGCGGGTACGACAGATACGTACCAAATTCTCTTCCCATCCGCTATGGGCGCTACTTGGACATTCGGCGGCGTAGTTACAGCGTTCAAAACAGGCGCTGACTTGGAAGATACGATCTCGTTTGAAGCTACTGTTAAGGTATCGGGCAAACCGACACTTGGCATTACAGCTTCTGCGAACTTGACTGCTTTGTCCCTTACAGGTACTGCAGGTGCACTCGCTCCAGCATTCAACGGCGCGACATACTCCTACAGCTACTCGTTCACAGGTACAAACCTTACAGTTACTCCAACTCTGGCTGGCGCTACAATCGACGTATACGTTGACGGTACGATCTTCCAGAAGGGCTTATCCAGTGGTGCGGCTTCCCAAGTAATCACATTCTCGGCTGTCGGCACTAAGAAAATCACTCTCGTATACAACGAGTCTGGTAAATCGGCTAAGATGTACGATATCGTTGGTAACCGTACAGCGTAGTAATAACACAACCATAGGGGACAGATTGATTTCTGTCCTCTTTATAATGACAAGGAGGAATTGAGATGAGTAAATTTGTTGCGGTTCAATTGGATAAATCAAGAAATCTCCGCTACGGTATGGAAGCTATCGACAA